TTAAGGCACTAACCACTCACCAGTGCTTTGTGACAATCCACTTTGGATTTGGAACTGTACTTTAGCCGTATTAACAGCGTCTGGAACTTGGAAAACTACACAACCAGTTGTACTTTCTCCTGGAGCTAATGTGTATTGCCCGCTATTAAAGTTTGTACACTCGTTAACGTTATCAAAGTCTGCTGTATAACTCTGATTATCAGTTCCTATTAAAGTGACGTCACTGTTAGCGTCATCACTGAAAGCTGCGGTACCATTGTTAACGATCTTAATATCTACTGCTACGAACCTATCACCAGCATTAGGCGTGGTGTACTGATCTGCTCCGCTAGCAGGATCTATTACCTGATTTAGTGTTACAGCTAATCCTTTACCACCGCCCACATCTACCGTTGCACCAACGTGTGCTGTAGGATTTGATGTATTCGAACCGGATTTGCTACTTGAACCGCTATTAGATGTACTTGCCGTTGTGTTTACAGTTGTTTTGTTATTACTTGCAGCCGCTGATCCGATAATTATCAGCACTACAATAACACCTACTATGGTTAAGACTTTATGTCTACCAAACCACCCTTTATTACTTTTATCTTTACTCATTGGACAGCCCCTCCTAAAGGCTTTGTTATTTATCGGAGGCTGCCCTTATATATAAAAATGGACAGCCACGCTAGTGACTGTCTAGATCGCAGACAAGCCGTTAAGCCTGCTTTTCGCGTAGCTGCCCATTACTATGGCTTAACTACGCGAACTTGCGTTCGCTCATCTGCAATCTAGACACCACCATTGTACTGGGGTACAGATGTAAATGCTAGTCATCGTCATATACGATGCCGTAGCACGTAATGTGTTCGTCGTCGCCCGGTCCACCAAGCCAACCCCAGCCAAAAGTTACCTCCCATTTAACCTTAGTTTGAATATAGTTAAGTGCCATAGACACAGCGTCAGCTAAGTCATCATGTTTCTCAACGCCAAAGCCAACTATCTGCTGAATTATCGGGGCAATCACGCGGTCTTTAGGGAAATAGACCATACCCATTTCAAACAGAGGACTAGCAAGTTGTAGTCTAGATCGTTTATCACCATGTATCTTGACTCCCACAGCCTCAATGCCACGATGCTTTAGCTGTTCTAGGGCGGCTGTTTGGTAGGCCACTTGCTCAATTAAGGCTCTTGGTTCTTCTTCTCGATCTTCTAGTAAGTCGTTGTCGACTAATACTGACTTATACATAGTTACGATTGAATCTAAAGTATGCATATGACTTATTCGGTCGTTAATAAAACGTTTATCAATATAGTACTTACGGTCTTGAGGTTTGAAGCCGTAGACATGAACAATCACAATAGCGGTGCAGTCTGCACTGGCCTTTTCAGAGATAGCTAAGTCAACTGATACAAACGAGTTAATATACTCGTTCTCTTCTGACTTTTCTGGCAACTCATCATAGTACTGCAGCCAGCGAGTATCAATAACCTGATCTTCATCAGGAATTATTCGCAGCATATACTCCCGCTCCCAAGCTATCTTGTTAGCTATCGTGCGACGAAGTTTATTGATGGACTGCTTATCTGGGTATTTTCCAGGCCAAAGGCTTTTATTACCTTTCATAATTGGCCACTCTCGAAAAATGCCGTCAACTTCATCATCTTCAATGCGCTCCTTAAGGCGCATGAGTAGTGAATCTTCGTGTAGCAAGTTGCCGACGACAATTCGCTTGGTGTAGGTATCACCGGCTGGGATAATTTCACCGGTAAACCAGTCAAATGTTTTGTTTCGGCCTTCTCTAGTTTTGACGCTGCTCATATCTTCAACGTCGTCACAGATAATGAGGTCTGGGCGGTATTGACCGTGACGAATACCTCGGACACTTTGCTCAGTAGAAATAGCCGTAATGCGAGCATTGTACTTCGGTATATAGAGCGAGGTTGAACCCCATTCCTCACGCTGTTCAACGAATGGCCCGAGGTCATTAGCTAACAACTCATTACTTTCCAGCTCTCGTTTAATGTTTGTTAGATGGACTCTGGCTTGGTACTGGGTCTGGCTAGCAATAAGCACAAACTTCTTTTGCAACTTGCCAACAATAGCCCAAATTGGATAAGACATCGTCATAATAGTCGACTTTGCTGAGCCACGAAACGCCACTATGACGGCAAGTGGTAAATTCACATCTTCACTAATAGCAAATAGGTCACGGTGCAAATCAGCGGTCTCATGGGTGACATATGCCGAGAAGTAGGTTGAAAAAAACCACTGATGGCTCTGAGTCGTTACCTCGGCTCTTACTTTTTTATCCGTAAATAGTGTGCTTTGTAGCTCATCCGTTTCCATCTTTTTTTCCTTCGCTGGGGTTTAGGCCAGCCAACTTTAAAGCGTGCTCGACAACCACAGCTTGTTCAGGGGTCAGTGCTTGCTGATCCTGCTTCAGATGTGCGTCAACTTCAATACGAGTGCGATAAGTCGTGTGGTGATGTTTGAGCCAAAAGACAATAGCAGTCATGTTTTGCTCTTTAATTGCAGATATTAGCTGTGATTCAGCCAGGTCATTAATTCGACCAGCACTTTCCTCAATGGCACTGTCACAAGCTTGGGTAAAGTCTTCGTCGTCTTTACGCCAGCGGTAATAGGTGGATCGTGGTATGCCAGTCTGTTTACAAGCCACTTCAACAATTGGTGACTTAGCTAGCGCCTTTAGCAGCTTCTGTTTATCTAGTTCTTGGTTGCGACTCATGGCGTCTCCTTAGCTTGCTGACCTGTTAATTTCTCCCAACGGTCAATAATGACTTGGCAATAATCAGGGTCTAGTTCAACCATTAGACACTGGCGTTGAGTCTGTTCACAGGCAATAAGAGTGCTACCACTACCACTAAAACCGTCGAACACGATGTCACCAACATTCGAGCTATTAAGAACAAGACGGCGCAGTAGCCCAACCGGTTTCATGGTTGGATGCAGTTTGCTTGTGGTTGGTTTTGGGTAAATCAAAACGCTTTTGTCTTTGCTTTTAGCAAAGTTATGAGTGCCGTACCAACCGTAAATTATTAGCTCGTGCTGGGGTAAGTAATCCAAACGACCAATAATAGACTGGGTTTTAGCCCAGATGAGCAATTGGGTGAACTTGCCCCCACCAGCTTCTAGGGCTTTGACGGTCGGCAATAACATTTTATCGGAGTTGAAGATATAGAGACTATTCTTTTTGGCTAGATGTAACTTGATAGCTTCCAGCCAGTTTTTGGTGAAGTATTCATAGCCAGCGGCATCGTCAATGTTGTCATTTGCTATAGCTCTCTTGCTAACAATCTTAGTAATTCCTTGTTTGCTCTCAGTGTAGTTCACTCCATAAGGCGGGTCACAGAGAATAAGGTTAACTTTACTGTCACCAAGTAGTTGTTTAACCAGTTCTGGGTCGCTGGAATCACCACACGCTAAGCGGTGCTGACCTAATTTATAGATTGATCCCGTCTTCACAGCTGTACCACCTTATCACCGGTTAAAGCTTCCCAACGGTCAATAATAACCTGACAAAAGACTGGCTCTAGCTCACAGAGTAGTGCTCTGCGTTTCATTTGCTCGCAAGCAATTAGGGTTGAGCCGGAGCCTCCAAAGACGTCAAGCACCATGTCACTCACTTTGGTGCAACGTTTTAATGGCTTTTCGTGGAGGGTTACTGGCTTTTGGGTGGGGTGTTTATAGTCTTGCCCGGCCTCACGCTTTGCCAACCAGACGTCAAAGAGGTCGATGATATCATCTATGGTACGGTTGCCCGAAGCTATGTCTTTATTAAGGACTTCGGTCAGGTTTTGGCTACTTTCAGACAGGAATGGTTTGCCTCTAGTCGCATAAACGCATGGCTCATAGCCTTTGTTGAACGCGACCTTCGGCGTAACGTTAAAGCCATTCTTAATCCACATGCAAACTCGGCGGTTCTTCAGTTTATAATCGGCCATTAGGGACTGTACCAAACCAATGTAGGTCTGATCACAGTACATAAAAACGTGAGCATCCTTAGTAAGTGTCGGCAGCGCCGTAGCTAGAATATCTCTTAGGAAGTTACGGTAGTCTGCCTCACTTTTATTGTCATCCGTTGTGCCACCATAACCTGCTTTTCGCCCTACACCCTTGTTGTAATCAAGGCCAATGTTATATGGCGGGTCGGAGTAGAAAATAGTTGGTTTTAAGTCACCGACCAGACGCTTAATAACTTCAGAGTCAGTTGAGCTGCCGCAAATTAGGCGATGCTGGCCTAGCTGGAATAGATCGCCTGGCTTTATATCGGTTTCCTGAGCCTCTTTGACTGCCTTTTCAACGTCAAAGTCATCATCGTCAGTCTCTAAGGCATCATTCCATATATCTGCTAGGTCGCTGTCATCAAAGCCGACATCAAGCAGTAGCTCAATATCGAACTCTTTTAATAATTCCACGTCCCATTCACCGCTGTTACGGTTAAGACGCAAGTTTAATTCTTTTTCTTTGGCTTCGTCTAGCTCAACGTACACAACTGGTATGGTTTTATGGCCAAGCTCTTTGGCCGCACGATAGCGTTGGTGGCCACCAATAATGATGTTCTTACGTTCCGGTAATCCGTTCACAATCAGTGGATCAACCACCTCAAAACGACGCAGGCTCTCTTTTAGGTCTGCTAGGGCTTTGTTGGATATTTTGCGTGGATTGTAGGTGGCTGGTTTTAATTCGTCAATGTCGACATACACAATGCTGTGTTTTTGATTTTCCATAATTATTCCCTTGTTTAACATACAAGGTTAATTATGAAGAGTTATTGGTTATGCCACGACAGGGGCGGTAGCTTTCGTAACGCCCCGGATTTGGCTGGCTTAAAGCGTTGTTCTAGTTCTCTTTTAAAGTCTGATACATCCTTGGCGGTGCCAAAGCCTAGTTTAGGATGCTTCTCAGCAATTTTCTGCTGGGGTAGCCCCTTATCTTCTAGCTCACGTACTTTCAAATACCTTTTAACTGTCTCTGGCTTAACTTTATCCCGACGTTTCGGCACTTCTGAATCCATGTAAGCTTGGTATTTTTCGACTTCACTCCATATAGCACGGATATCTTCAATGGATGTATCTTTCTGGATGCTGATACTTAGACTGGTTACTCGCAGCTGCTCTTTGGGCAGCCGTATGTCATTCATGAGTGGTCGGAGATTAGCGCTCCTATGAAAGGCTGGGTCTAGTTTGCTGTCGCCCAGAAATACAAATATAAACAGGCTGTGTAGCCACCGGCTGTCTAAGTTAAAGTCGGAGGCAAGCTTGTCCAGTGCATCCAATGTTGCTTTGTCTGAAGGTAGTAAGTCATGGCCAATCATGTAGCCATATCGCTTACCGGTATCTTCTTCACCGGCAGTTACCTGGTTACCATACCACTGTGCTCGATCATCAATCGGAAGGCCGCCTTCGGGCACACCTAAGTCTGTCCGTAATTTAGATACAGCTTTTAAAAATCTGGGATAGTGTGACAGGATGTCGGCAATTGGTTGCCAATAATTATCCACGCTCATAAGTATGACTTTAGCTCATTAACTTGGTACAGGCTAATTACAACTTTAGTTATCGTATCTAAGATGTACTTCGTCTAAGGTCTTAACCAATTTACCTTTATTGTCGTGGATAAAAGCCTCGTGAAGGATTTCCCCAACAACGAACGTCGTCCCATCCAGTCTTAATTTGGCCGGTATCTTCTTCATAGCTGCTTCAATATCTGCTACTGGCTTTTTGTCATCCCAGCTATGTACGGTTATAAACTTATTATAGGCTCTGTTGCGAGGCTCTCCTTTTTCATGATGGACGACGTCCCACTTATGCAGCATGGTGTATTTAGCAAATGGGTCGTGTGAACTCATAGTTCGCTCAAAATAAGCGCCTATCTCATCACGGGACTTACCAAGTTTTTCGTAATAGCCCTTAACATTTTTTGCGTCCTGCTCTGTTAATTTAATTTTGGTAGCATTCATAATATCTCCTGTTTATTAAATTTTGTTTTGTAGTCTTTAAGCAACAAGCAAGCTGGGGCGCTCGTGTTGAGTCTCAATAGCTTGCTCACGATACTGACGGTGCAGTGTAACCAAACGGTTCACTATGCCCTGGGCAACCTTAGGGTCAACCATGTCCGTGACGAGGATAACCATAGAGGACAAATTCTCCTTGATTAGCATCTTCTTGACGTCAATGGCTCTAAAGTCTGAGCCGATATCTACTGTAAATAATTGATCCTTGCGCGTACAAAGATCACGTACAGCATATGTTGAGTTATATTCGGTGTGGCGAGTTAGTTCGTCCGTCACCCATACTACAAGCGCATTACCCGGCAGGTAATCGTTCGCATCTAATTGGCCTTCTACTCCATATAAGACCACGGTAGTAATATCTTCCATCTGTCTTCTCCTTTTTTAGATTTTTGTTGGTTTAGATCGTTGTGTTGTGGTTTGTCCCAAAATCCACATTTAGGGTCTAGCCAAAAGGCTAATACGCTATATGTTGCGTTTTGATGCCTTTAATATAACTCTATGTATAGCGCTTTGCAACTATTTTTCGCTGTATTATTTAGTACAACTATCGCTCAATTTAAATCGGTTGGTGCAATAGCTGTTGTACTACTATAATTTAATCATACGAGCTAGGTGGGCTGTCGTGTAAGTGTCCGCCTTATGAAAAGAATCTACCGCACCATTCAATACTTTATCTCGGCCGCCCGAAACCGATCGCTTCGCTACGCCATTCGACGTAGTTCACCGTTCGAAGAAGACAAGCAGTCGCCTCGAATGGCCAGTCTGTCTGCTTGGCTAGCCAAGCGTTATCGCCGCTATGCCAACTCCAGGGAAAAACTGCGTGTCTGGGAGTATAGCCTCGAGAAAGAGAAGCAAGAACACCAAATATTGAAAGAGGTAATTAAGTACTCCAAGCGGGTTTTGGGCTACCTGGTGGTGGCACTAGTGCTTGGGTGGTTAATGGATGCTGTTTACTGGTGGGTGCACCCAGCACTCAGTCATGTCCGATTTATCGCCGACAATTTTAACACGATCCCACCGGACGCCCTGCAGACCGGTCTGACGATCTATGTTGGCGCGGTCTCTGGGCTCCTCGGCCTAATATTTGCCCTGTATGCTGTCGGTTTCCAGCTATCGACTGAACGGTATTCAGCCGATGTCACCGGCTTTATGAACGAGGAACGGGTTAGCAACTATTTCTTCAGCCTGCTTATATTCACCGACCTGTTCGCTGTCGCAACGTTTATTCGATTGCACTTCACGAAACCGGAGCCTGTCGCTAGCTTTCTGTTTGCCACCATCTTAGTAGCACTGTGCTTTTTGGGTATCATAATCTTCAAGAAACACTACATTGAGTCAATGAAGCCGATGCGCGTCTTTCAGCGGATCTGGCAGCTATTCCTTGAAATGTTCCCTGGCATAACCGCCGAGTCGGGCTACAAGACCAAGAGCTGGAGCATTCCTATGGGCGCTCGCAGGCAGTCTAAGCGATACCTCAACATCTTTGGCAGCTTGTTCCGCGACCTAATCCGTAACAATAAACTCGATGACGCATCGTACGGACCGATGATACTCGGCCGCATCCTGCGGGACTACCTTGGCAATAAACGCTTCATTGATACCGAGCGTGGCTGGTGGGCTGACCAAAAACTTGACCAGCCTAAGGCCGATAATATGTCTCTATCCTCAATCAAGTCGGTGTATGAAATTCAGGGGCGTGGCCCATTCTTTACTACCAAGCAGGATAATGAATGGTTTGAAACCAGGGCGCTTGAGCTTCTAAAAGAAATGCGTGACACTGCCATTAGCCAGCATGATGACAAGATGCTTTCTAGGGCTTCAGATGGTTATAAGGAAGTGCTTATCGGCGATCGTGAGCGCACGGCCAGTGATCCCGTGGATATCCCAGGAGCTTGGCAAAGCCAAGAATTCAGCGTTTTCAATAGCGCCCTGAAGGATTTTCTAGAGCTGGTGAACCAGCTCGACTTTACAAATGAAAGCTCTACGGTCAGCATTCTGAATGACTACTTCGCCATTGCTGTCACTGCTGCGGACAAGTGGGATATTGAACCAGCCGTTAAAATTTTGGAGTCCTTTTATGATAGTGATCAGTTAAACCAGTCACGCAGCTATTTGGGTGACAGAAAGATTGCAGCCGAGGCACGAAAGCTACTATATAGCTACTGGCAACAACTAGAAGTTGAGGAAAGGCTGGAAGGTAAGCTTGTTACCCCCAAAGAGCAGCTGGTTGCCGCATTTCGCAAGACACTGGAGAAAACCCTCAAAGATCAGACCCAGAGTGTATTTACCACCTTCTTTGACCATTCAACGGCCATGATCGACAGGCTTCTACTGATACCGAACCAAGATTATGTCGGACAGTTTATAAAAATCCAAATGGTCTGGATGAGCCGCTTACTGTATGAAGACCAAAAGGAAATTGCCGAACACTTTGCCAGCATTCTAGGCAGTAATGTACGACAACTCCTGCTATTACCAAAGGCGCTGATTGACGAGCTTGAGATCTTAGACCAGGCCGAGCGTGGCTACTTTGTGGCGATCTATGAAGAACAGCCTGGCCTCATCGAGGCCTATTTCAAGGCATTAGTGTCAGTCAGGCTTGTCATTATGCAGTCCATCACCGAACCGGAAGAGATGGCTCGCTACCATCGACTGACAGTCTTATGGGGTGGCGCATTATTTGTCTTATCCGAACTTCGCCAAGATTACACTGTCCTTGAAAAATACGTGGCGTTGCTCAATGCCACCTACCAAAATGGCCTATCTAAGGTCGTCGAGATCGTTAAAGATTACCGTCCGACCAACCTTATTGGTTGGGAAGTTAATCGTTACCACCAGCATTACATGAACCTGGCTCGCAAACTGGAACGTGAGCTACAAGAAGAACCCTACCACGAGTCAGTAAATGCAATCGGAGTCGGCACCCGCTACGTCCATCCGAGCCGCTTTATCCAAAACCTAGCCCAGTTCGATATAGATATTCAAGATCGTGCGATCGAAGGATTCGCTGATTGGGTGCGGGAGTGGGATCTTGCAAAGAAGCGAGCAGCCATAGTCGAACTCATGGAACTGCTAAGCCACATGAAGGATTCAGACGATGGCCAACAATAAGAATCAGAAGGGTTACTGGCTTGACGATCCGTTCCTGTCATACATTAAGGGGCATACGCGTTATGAGGAGACCAGCCACGACGGCATGCAATTCACGGTCGAGCTACGAGGGCTGCAAGCACTATTCCCATATACCCGTGATCCGAGCGATCATTTTGTCATTACGCACCTTGGCAGCCGAATCAGCCGCATACTGAACGAGCACTTCATAACTCGCCAGAGAAGTTACGAACGCATCTATGGCAATATGTTCGACATTACCGGCTTCTTTGGGTCAATACTTGAGCAGACGGCTATTTACGGTGACAACTATTACGCGATTCGCTGGACAGTGCCGGAGAATACGACCGACCTGATTTTAGTGGACGACTTTACTTATTTGCATGCGTCAACTATGCACGTTAAACGTTCACTTGGCCGCCGCATCAGAGGCTATAAGCAACGCTATTCACGACTAGCTTTCTTGAATCATTCATACGATAGGGAGCGAAAAGTAAGGTCGTTTGACTTTGCACCTGATGAAATACTGCATATCAAGTACCCATTCGGAAAGATTCAGCCTACCAAGCAATCCATGGGTCTGCTGAAGAAGTCTCAAGCTTATTGGAAGTTTACCTTGGACTATACCCGATCTGGAGGCAGCGTTGTTGGTATGGGTGTTAACGCCGAACGTGCTCGCTATAAAAAATACGCCGCCGAACAACGAGCGTTTCAATTCACCCGGGCAATAATTTGTAAAAACTTTCACCAATTTGAATCGATCAGGGAGTTACCGCGTACTGATTACTACGATGCGTATATCTTGTGCCGCTATATGCGTGATAAGGTTCAGGCAAGACAATTTCTGGTCGATCAATTTAACGAACAGGTGCTGGTTCCGCTGGCCAGAAGGAACAATATCAAGAAGCCACCAGTGCTAGAATTAGTCAACCTTACAACTGAAGCTGAAGTCGATGACTTGATGAGTGCAGTCGAAAAAAACCTGATCGACCATAACGAATTTATAGAGCTTTTTAACACCTTCCAGTAGGGGTCTACCCTATACCGCGAAATGAATTGCTCCTTTTAGCTTAAATATCCGGCCATTATGTAATCACAACATAATAAGGAGGAGTTAGCTATGAAAGTAGCAATATATCTTCGAGTGTCAACACTCGATCAAGCAACAAAAGGTAACACTAATCGGGACGGATTTTCTATTCCGGCACAAAGGGAGGCTTGTAGGCGTAAGGCCAAAGAACTGGGTGCTACCCAAATCAAGGAATACGCTGACCGTGGTGAGTCGGCTAGGTCAGCTGCTAGACCAGAATTGCAGCGATTACTGAGTGATCTGTGCGATAAAAAAGGCATCCAGTATGTCATTGTCCATAAGATTGATCGTCTGGCTAGAAATCTGCATGATGATGTGACGATTGGTCTAGCCATTCAGAAAGGTGGTGCTCAGCTAGTCTCCGTTACTGAAAATATCGATGAAACACCGTCCGGCCGATTGCTCCATGGCATTATGGCTACTATTGCCGAGTTCTATAGTCGCAACCTAGCGGCTGAAGCCCTTAAAGGAGCAACTGAGAAAGCCAAGCAAGGCGGTACTCCATATCAGGCTCCGATTGGCTACGCTAATGTCACCGAACGAACTAATCGGCGTGAGATACATACAGTGGGACTAGACACAGTACGAGCACCATTAATTCGCTGGGCATTTGAACGCTATGCCACGGGCGACTACAGTGAGCTACGTTTAGTGAAGGAGTTGTCTAAACGTGGTTTACGTAGTAGATTGCGAGCTCGCTCACACGTAGAGCCAATTAGTCATAGTGGCCTAAACAAAATGCTCAGCAACCGCTACTATCTTGGCTATATAACTTACTGTGGCGTGGAGTATAAGGGTAATCATCAGCCATTAGTCACTCCAGCTGTATTTGCAGCCTGTGAGGCTGTTAGGGCTAGCCGTTACATACGGGAGAATAGGCATCGCAAGCACTACCCATATCTATCAAGGATGCTGCTTTGTGGTAAATGCCAGCGGCATATGTGCTATATGCTGTCGAGAAAGCCGAACCGCAAAAACTACGAATATTTCTTTTGCATGAATAAACGAGATAATGGCTGCCCACAAGTCTATATCCCCATGCAGCTAATTAAAGAAGCAGTAACAAATACCATTAAGCAATTAAAGTTTTCCGATAGTGATCGCCAGAAACTGACGGCTGAAATTAGTAAGGAATTAGCTAGTGAACAACGCTTTGCTGAAACCGATGTTAAGCAGCAAACTGGTCGACGTGATAGGTTGCTGGCTGAGCGGGATAACGTTATGCAAGCCTATTACGACAAGGTCATCCAAGACAGTCTACTGAAGAGTGAGCAGAAACGCATCGCCAAGGAGATTGAGCAGGCTGAAGCTGTCATTACCGAAGCCGAACAACGACTGGCTATCATAAATGCCAGGCGGGATCGGGCACTAGAGCTTGCTCAAGGCTTGGATATAGGCAAAGCCTACATAAAAGCTAATGACGATATTAAGCGACACTTCTGCCTAGCCCTATTTAGCAAAATAGAGATTGAAGATAACCCTGTTTACCATAGCAACGTCTTTCGGGCACCACGCGATCATCATGTCAGGGTAACCAAGGTTCACTGGCATGATCCTATCAATATTCGGCATATTACTGAAGCCATTCTGGCATTGTCGTTAGAACGAGGCAAACGAGTACCCAAGCCAAAGAAGATAAAGTAGTTGTTACAATGTAGTCATGCCGAAAGCAAAAACTAAACCAAAGGTTAAATACGTCCAGGTTGCCACCCCTGATATGACAGCCGTTGACGACGTATTTAACTACCTCTTTGATAAATTTCTTAAACAATCAAACCCGAAAAGTGAACAAAAAGATACGCAAGAGCGAAGACAATCCTGATCTATCGGAGTAACCAGGGCAATTGTTTGGCTTGTTTTTGAGTCAAGTGCATAGATCTATAACTACCAGCATTTCGTCTATCAATCTTCTGGTTTATTTTTCCTGTCATAAATCCATCGATGGCGATGCTAGATAAGGGGTAGATTTGGTGACCTAGAAAATATATACCTTGGCTGGGCCTAACAATAACATTGTTGTTCTGGTGTACCGTTAAATGTAGGTGATCGTATAACCACGCAGTTGCTCGTCTTTGAACTTGCAGGGCTTCTTCTTGGCTACCCATAAACAGAATAAAGTCATCACCATAGCGAACATAAGCTAGTGGCTTTAGTTCATGGCGCACATATCGATCAAATTCATTTAGGTAAACATTGGCAAAGATTTGACTGGTTAAATTGCCAATAGGCAGCCCTGTCTGTCTGTCTGTCTGTCTGTCTGTCTGTCTGTCTGTCTGTCTGTCTGTCTGTCTGTCTGTCTGTCTGTCTGTCTGTCTGTCTGTCTGTCTGTCTAATTGTACCAAGTAGCTTTTGATAACTTTGTCAAGGAGATTCTGGGCTTTGCTATCCGTTAAGTAATAAGACAGACAGCTTCTTAGAGTCTGGTGATCCACGTTATCGAAGAACTTGGAGATGTCAGCTCGCCATACCCAGCCGTGATCATACTTGGTGATCAATTTCTTGGTGCGAATAAGTGCTTGATGTAAGCCCTTGTCTTTACGACAAGACCAAACATCATAATCTAGTTTAGGATCAACCAACGGTACTAAATAGTCATAAAGCAAGCGGTGAACGACTCTGTCTCTAACTGTAGCTACAGCAATATCTCGGCGTTTCTTTTCGTTTACTATCCGGTGATTGTAGGCTCCATGCTGGTATTGCCCATTATTAATATCAGCACAAAGCTTCAACAGGTTAATTTCCAGTTCAGCTTCAAACTTGGTTATCTCACGACTTGGTTTCTTACCCTTACGAAAAGCAACCCAAGCCCGCCAGATGTTTGTTAGACTAAGATCTATGGAAGAATTATCGGTCATTACTACTACTTATGAAATTTATAAAAAGCTAGTTACTCTTAGTACCACCATAGATAAGAAGTATCGTCACACTTTAGCAGAACCTGCAGTTGCAAGCTGTAGCAATATCTTAGAACAGCTTATTCTAGCCAAGCATGCCCCTAAACCACTCAAAGCAACTTATCTTATTAATGCTGACGCTGCAAGCGAACTAACAGCTTTAAAGCTGAGAGCAATTTTAGAACTAAAACTAACAAACGAAACCAATGTATTAAAAATCCAAGCCAAATTAACCGAAGCTCGCCGCCAGATTGGCGGCTGGCGTAAAAGTGTAGACTAGGTAACTTCCCAAACTTCACCGAGACACGAGCATTGTTGTCATTCCGAGCATTCGAGTTGTTCAGATTAGGCTTGCCATCATCGTTCACATTCGAGTTAGGCACAAGATCGTTGCCGTCTACGTGCTCGCTATAATTCCGCCAGGTTCACTCCACTATCTACGTGTAGATAGTTTCTTTAACTATTCTCAGTCCGCAACTGCGAACTCCTTGGCAGCAATTCGTGGGGTATTGGGAAGGTTCTGGTTGTGTAAACATCTTAAACGAAGCCTATAGTTCATTAAGAACATGTGTTTACAAGCAATCCTTGAGGCACCGATAGGCTAAAATCAGCCCTTGGATTACTTACCTCTTAATTGATATTTTAACAAAACCCGCGTTCGATCTTTGCTAAAGCAAAGATAAAGGGAAAAGAAACAAATTAAGTAACAAGGATTAAGTTTTTACCCCACCGAGACACGAGCATCGCCGCCAACCCGAGCATACGAGCCGCTCAGACCAGGCCCGCCAACATCGCCCACAGCCGAGCCAGGCACACGATCGTCGCCGTCCACGCGCTTTTCAGGGACATCTATATGACGAATACCGGTACGGTCGTAGACATTACCACTCTTTAGGCGATCACCTTGGGCTCGCAGGGTAAACCACAGGCTTAAGCCATCTAATACACTAGATATGTGTCTATTAAGTTTTGGACTTTGAGCCTTTAGAGTATTCAATATTCCACGTTGCTCTTCAGCTGTTTTGTAACCAAGTTCGTCAGAAAACTTATTAGGAATCAGGCTAAATTCTACTGGATCACCATTCTCATGGAAACCAGACAACTGAGCTAGTTCTTCGTTAGTCGTATAGGCATCGTATAGTGCATGATAGATGTATGCCTCATCCCAACCCTGACCCTTGGCAAAGTTGTGCGCTAATTCCTTTAGCTCGTCAGTAGAGGCAACGATGTTTGGTCGAGCAATTGGTGTATGACGTTCACCGTGTGTAACAATTCGTTCAGCGACATAGTCAAGTACGCCATTTTCTCGCCACTCAGCCAATTTCTGCTCATACAGTTTGGTCACTTGTTCACGGTTAAGTATTGGTATCTGTTCACCTAAGCTGTGTTCAACAGAACGTCTACCGAATAAGCGTTTAGGATGAGGTCTTGAGGCTCGCAATTTATTAAGTTCTGCGGCTATAGCGTTGTACCCGGTATATGCAGCTTCAAAACTCTCCCTTAGGTGTTCAACTGCTAGAACCTTTAGCTCAGGGTAGTCAAGTTCACCTCGCTTGGCACGAATTTCAGCAATCCTTGGATCAGTTTCATAGCCGAAGCCCTGAATTTCATGGTCAAATTCGTACAAGAAGCGTATTTCCTCTTTACTTAGTTGGGCACTGCGATCAGCAGTTATCTTTTTATCAATAGCGGTTAGACGTTTCATGTCTTCGGCTCTACGTATGTACTCTTCGCCTCCAGGCAGGTCTTGCAGTTGCTCGGAAGCTATATCCGCAAGTTCTGGTTCTAGTTCCTGAGTGGCGTTAATGCCACGAACCTCTGCGACAGTACCTTCTTGCATACGAATAGCTACTCGTGGGACGGTGTCTTTGCCATCTTCGTCACGGGTATAGTAGACGTAGAAGTCTCCACCACTCAGTTGTGATTTGGCTGTACTTTCACCGGCAGTACACCAACCCGTACCGTGACCCTGTAAGGATCCAGACAAACGTCGGGCAGTTCGAGGGTCATTTGTTTGATTAAACTTTGTCCAAGAGCCATGAGTGTCTTTTAGCAATTCGGGTGAGGTTGGAGCTGTGGCCAGAACAGCGTGAGCGTAAAGTCTACCGAAGTTTGCACCTTTCAGTAGTTTTTGTAGTTGCTCATCGCTAGCACCGCCATCAACTTTTTCACCCTGTACCCTTGACTTGTTCAGGACATCATAAACGTAGGCTAGTGCTTCACGGTTAAGTTCAGGGTAAGGAGCAGTTGTACCTTTGCTTCGTTTTAGAAATTCGCCTTTTTCTTTATCGAAACCACCTATTTTCGTAACAGAACTAAAGGTATAGTGCTTAAACCAATCTGGATAGCCTCCATCCTCGCCACCAAGATACTCTACCCATTTGCTTAGTCCAACTCGTTGGTCTGCTTGAGCTGCTTCAATCATTTGTTCGCGCATTTCGCGGGTAATGTTAATATCACCGTGTCCTTGCTCCCTGGCTATACGCCTTTGAAGTTCAAAATAGCTTTCTGGAACATCTTCGGTTTTTATAACATGAGCATCTATCTGTCGGTCAATACTAGACTGATCACCTGTAAGAATACCGTCATTAACGTAATCTCCGTTGGCTAAAAAACCTAGGTAAGCAGAGATTTTGTCTGATGGCTCATTAGGGATAGATTCTCCTCCAGCACGCAGATAGCCAACAACTCCTTCAACTTCCTGAGAAGAGTGAAGGTTTGGGTTTCTTTCGTGTAGAAATTGGCTGCCTGGTGTTTGCATAATAGTATTATGATCTATAGTTAGTTTTAATTTTTGTTCTACTTCTTACACATTAGCATATTTTAAGACACTTGTCAACTTATTCATCTCTGTTAGAGTGATTTTAATTAACTTCTTAGGCAATAAAGTAATTAGGATAGCAAATGCAGACGGAACATAGGGGCAAAGTAGTGTCCCATTTGTCTCATTTTAAGATATAATGCCATCAGAAATGAGACAGATCTAGTGTTTGTGTCTCATTTCTGTTAGAACGGAAGAAAGGTCTAGAATAGGTGGAAAGTTCCAGACCCGAGTGTTCCGCCAGCCGGACAGTTTGCAATGTCGTCCCATTTAATGCTAGGTGATAGAATTATGGTATGTCAGTCATAAGCATGTTGAGCTGGTGGTATGAAAAAGGATGGGCCACAGTTTTAAATAGTTTTAAAAAGAGAACTAGTCGTGTACTGGCTTATTTCTCAGTTGCAACATTGCTGCGTACTTTATTCTCACCTTGGCGAAGGATCATCAGCCTTCCTGGTCGTAGTATTCAAGCCCATTTTTATGCCGCTATAGATAATTTAATTAGCCGCTTTATCGGATTCACTGTACGATTACTGGTCCTCATTGCAGCTTCAATTACTCTTGCTCTAGTATTACTGCTTAGTTTTATAGAACTAGTTGCTTGGCCATTTCTGCCTCCAGCGTTTGTTGTTTTTCTGGTGATCGGAGTAATTAAATTATGAAACCTGTTATAGATCTCCGTAGCACCAGGGCTAAGAAAGCCCGCCTGGCAGGCCATATAGGACGCCTAGGGTATGACCTGCTGCTAGTTATTATCTACATTAGTTTAGTAGCGATCATCGGGCTTGTTTTATCTAAGCAATATCACTTTATCTACCTCTTAATTGCCCTAACTATTGTCTGTTATATGTTATCTACCTGGTACAAGCGTGACCTTTCGGTATTACCACCGGAAGGGAAGAGCCTGGACGGCAAGTTATCTGTTGATGTTTTGTCCAGGCTAAAGCCAAACCAGGCAATGACGCCTAGTGCACTTTGGCAAAGTATTGCCGGCCATTGGCAGGTTGTTTTCCTTACTAATCACTTGCTGATACCACCAAATGCCGCAGATCTTAATTTAAGTAACCATGAGAATGATCTCAATCTGGCCTTAACCTTTGCCGCTCAATTAGCTGAGGAAAATAACAGCCCTGTTATTGAGCTGGGCTATGTGGCAGCTGGTTTACTCTCTAGTTCACCCTCAGTTAAGGAACTCTTAATTCATTCTAAACTGCAGCCATCAGATATATCTGAAGTGGCTAGTTGGTTAGGCCGGTTGTCAGAAAATATGAAACGCGGTAAACAATCCTTCGGCGGTATTGGCCGGGACTGGGCATTCGGTTTTACACCAATGCTTAATCGATTTGGCGATAATATTAGCTTATCTATTGCCAAATACGGATCTAATTTCGGCTGGCTTACTAACTCCAGTGGCGTTCAAGCCATCGAAGCAGCTTTTAATAATAACGCCGGAGCAGTAGCCTTAATAGGCCCAGCAGGCATAGGTAAAAAGAGTCATGTATATGCTCTAGCTCAAAAACTTATAGAAGGAAGGACCAAGCAGTCGCTGGAGTATCACCAGATTATCAGCTTGGATGCTGCTTTCATTCTGACCAACACCAAGAAGACTGGTGACATAGAGTATCTTATCAACAGTTTGTCAAATGAAGCTGCCAAAGCTGGGCATATTATTCTGTTTTTAGAGAATTCCCAGTTATTTTTCACTGAGGGTCTGGGCTCCTTTAACGCTAGTAATGTGCTTTTGCCAATACTCCAGAGCGGCAGAGTACACTTTATATTAGCTTTCACGCCTGAAGAATACCAAGGGCTTAAAACCTCGTCGCCGGCTTTAGCCAGCCTCATTACACCTATTGTTCTCACCGAACAGCCAAAAGCCGGGGTAATGCGCATACTTGAGGACACTGCTATTAAGCTCGAAGGTCAGAATAAAGTACTGATCACTTTTGAGTCTTTGATCGAAGCTTACAGGCTGAGCGGTAAATACAACCAGGATGAAGCGTACCCTGGTAAAGCTATCACGCTGCTCGAGCAAGCTGTATCTAATGCCTCAGACAAAATCGTGACTGCAGGCTCTATACAGAAAACAATCGAGCAAACTGTTGGAGTGAAGACTGGCTCGGCTGCTCCGGTTGAGGCAGATGCCTTGCTTCATCTGGAAGACCGTATACACCAGCGGATGATCAACCAGACTCAGGCTGTGAATGTAGTGGCATCAGCCTTAAGACGTTCCCGGGCAGGAGTAGCTGACCCGCATCGTCCTATAGGCAGCTTCCTGTTTTTAGGTCCTACGGGAGTTGGTAAAACTGAACTGGCTAAATCTTTAGCTGCTGAGTATTTTGGCAGTGAAAATAGCCTTATAAGGCTGGATATGAGTGAGTATCAGCAGGCAGAAGATGTTAAACGCATACTTGACAATGGAAAGAATGAATCATCCAGTTTAATAATGTCGGTCCGGAAACAACCATTTAGCGTAGTTTTGCTTGATGAGATTGAAAAAGCACATTCAAATATACTCAATCTGCTGCTGCAGTTATTAGACGAGGGTCAGCTGACTGACGATAACGGCCGGCCAACCAGTTTTAAAGACTGTATAATTATCGCCACCTCTAATGCTGGTGCCCAGGAAATACGGGACAGGGTGGAGAAGGGTGAGAGTTTGGAGAGCTTTGAAAAAGCTTTTGCCGACCATCTTATTAGCAGCGGTCAGTTCAAGCCAGAACTGCTGAACAGATTTGATGAAGTAGTTCTCTTTAGGCCGCTACTGCCGAATGAACTATCTCAAATTGTTGGTTTAATGCTGAACCAGATTAATCAGACTTTAAGCAATCAGAATATATCCGTTGAACTAACTAAAGCAGCAATCAATAAAATTGTCGAAGCAGGTTACGATCCTCGACTTGGTGCCAGACCCATGAAACGAGTCTTACAAAGTGCAGTAGAAGACAGTATTGCCAGGCACATATTGCAAAAACAAATACTGTCGGGTGATCATGTCAGGCTTGATGCCAGTGATCTTGAAATACCAAAAGATTAGTTTCGTGGTAAAACTTTAATATAATGTCTACATACTGGAGAGGTACCGAAGTGGTCATAACGGGGCGATCTCGAAAATCGCTGTACTCGCAAGGGTACCGTGGGTTCGAATCCCACCCTCTCCGCCAGATAGAAAGTGGAACTTTTACAGGGGTCAGTGAATACCCAAGAACAATCAAAGAGGACAGAAGGCTCCGTCAGAAGTCTTCTGCTTGTCTCAAGGGCTTGATTTAGGTTGACCCCACCTAGGACTGGAACTTCTTGATAACTCCTTAAATACCAAAGTTTCTGGAACTTTACTCCTTGGCTGGCTTTTAGATTTGAGTGATTAGTTCTTTGTCTTTGAGATAAATCGTCTGATTAAGACAGGCTATCAGGTCTCGCTTTTCGCCCCTGGTGCCTTCTGTAAGAATGTATTTAGCGAAGTTATGGAGGCTGATCTCTGGCTGTCCTTCAGTACCGTTAAATCCTAGGACAGCAGACGATAAGCGCCTAAATCTATCAAGTTCATTCTTTAAACCTACTTTGGCTTCGATTTCCTCGATTGTTATCTTGTCTAGCAGTCTAACGAAGGCCTCAGCCAGTTTTTCTTCCCGAATATAAGCCTGAGGGCAGTCAAAGTTCCTTGATTGAGTGCAGTGATAGTACACATACCGGCTAACAGTTCCGTTTTTGTGCCTTTTAAGCTTTTCCTGAGCAGTAACACCAGACTCACAACCACCGCATATCAGTAGTTTGGTGTAGTCGAACTGCTTAGTACCCGGCTTACTCTTTGGATTTACTTCCATCTGCTTCTGAACTGCATCGAATAGCTCTCTTGAAATAATCGGTGTGTATGATCCCTTGTACCATTTACCGCTGCCCATCGGGAACTCGAAGATGCCGCAGTAGTACGGGTTATTCAGCATACGATAGACACCACTTAAAGTTATACATTTACCGCTTTTAGTTCTAAAACCTATCTCTTTCATCCAATCGTAGATTTCTCGGCCACTTGCACCAGCAGCCACTTTCTCAAAGGCTTCCTTTATCAGAGGGGCTCTTGTCTCATCGACAAAGACTTGCTTTTGGCCTTTGCCTGAATAGTGGTCATTAAGATAGCCTAGCGGCGTCATATTGGGTCTAAAGCCCAGCTCACACTTGGTTTTCATGCCTCGCTTGACGTTAATTCCTCGATTATCGTTCTCTAGCTTAGCTTGGGAGCAAAGAATCATCAGCAGGAATTTGTCGTTAGGAGAGTTAGTGAATACCTGACCATGGGTTCTGATCTCTATCAGTCTGCCTTGATCCATTAAGTCCACTAGGACACCTAAATCTCCAGCATTTCTACTCAATCTATCTGGTGCCCAACTCAATATGCCGGTAAACAAGCCTCTCCGCACATCAGCTATTATCCCTTCAAAAACCGGTCTTTGGCCTGATTGTTTAGCTGAGTGGCTCTCTTTTCTGATTTCTGTAACTCGAAGTCCCTGCGCTTCAGCCTGGATTGCCATTTCTTTTAGCTGCGAGTCGATGGAAAGTGCTTGTCTTTCGTCATCTTCACTGGACTTCCTTGCATAAAGACAGTACTCAACCCGTTTTGCTTTTAAATCAGTGCGTTGGACTGGCTTGCCATTCTTTTCATTAGGCAGCTGGAAGGCTGAGGTGTTGGTGAGTTGTATTTCTGGTGGGTTCATCAAGGACAAAGGTATCAGTAAGGGGATGAAAGTCCAGCCCAAAATCTCCAAAAAATTTCGATAACAATAAGTAATAAAAAGAAGAAAAGGAAGAACTAATTACTAAATAATAAAAGTCTTACATCACTGCGAGGCGAACCCGCACATCGCCAACCTGGCTGCCAGCCCAGTTCAAGAGCGACCTGACCCGGCCACCGTCCCAGCCGCCAAACGGCACGTGCGGATCGCCACTAACGTCTAAACGGTTTGCCAACATCCAGGAATAGTCATCGCTTGAAAGCTGTGCAGGATCAGATTGTAGTGTCAAAGCTATCCACTCAAATACACCCATACTATCAACATTACTTCCTGCCACTTCCAAATGCTGTGAGCCATCACTAGTCATTTGATCGGGGCTTTGACCTACGAGACGCTCAATACCGGCAGCGTCGCTAGTTTGCACAAGCATAACGCCAACTGGCCCATCTTCGGCAATTTTTTTATCCAAGTACTGACTGGCAGTCAATAATTGAGACGGAGTAACAGAATCCCTGTAAAAAGGACTGTTACCTTTTATAGCTGCTAGCAGATCTTCATTTATATAATCTTCGCTATCAAGGCCTTGGGCATTCCGAAGTCCATCTACCCATTCATCAAAATCACTTAAGTGATTCCTCATCTCTTGCCAAGGCACTAGTGCCAAACGCATAGTTTCGCCGATATTTGTACCTTCAGGTGTAGACTCGCCGCTTGCTAGCAGGGCTTGCTTTGTCTCATATAGATGAGTGAGCTTACTAACTAAATTTGGATTATTGGCAGCTAGCTCGCCAACCGAAACTGATTTTGCTACTCCAAGCTGGCCATCATAGTTCTGCCATGTGTCAAAATAGTTGCTCAGGTTATTTAATGCTTCGCTAGCCCAGACCTGTACTTCACTACTCAACCCCTCAGCACCATTACCATCTGGTGTAAGTAACTGGTTAGCTGGGCTTGGGCCCATAGCTAGACGAGTAAGAGCAGTTCTGGCTTCATCACTAAAACCACCCCATGGTGAGGTAGGTTCTGCTTCAGGTAGTGGATAGCGGAAGCTGGTCATGTATTAATATTACCTTTGCAGTAACGTTAACGCACGTCGAGCATGTGATTGGTTATGGGCGCTGCCGGCCTGGTCTAAACCAACAATTACCCGCTCCATCTCACTTACTAAAGACATACCCGGTTTATTACCGGTAGCGCAGCGTTGCACAGTGTCTACTAAAGTACGGGGCGTAATACAATCGGTCATAACCGGTTCTTCGTCAAGGAAATTACTAGTAGATTGACCAGTATTTAAATTAGTAACGCGCGCATTACGAGCTGGCACACTATAAAGGTGTTGTGTTACGTGGCTTAGACGAACTAATCGCTCGAGTTCTGCGGCATCAATGTGACGACTCAAGACACCTTGCTCATCAACTGCAGCCGCTAAAGCCAGCCGCATAAGTGAACGAGGTACATCTTGAGCTGGATTACGACTGTCGCTGTCTGGATACCGTAAGTTAATAACGTCATAACGGTCACGGAAAGCGGGGTCGAGCACGTTACGGTGTTGGTAGCGAGCAGATGCTTCGTTGGCAGTTGCAAAAACTACAAAGCCGGGTTGAATCTCAATCGAGTCACCACCGTTTTCTTGGATTAGAATTCGATCACCAGGACGACGCAGGAGTATATCTTGCAAGCGCATAATGACTGGCTGATCACCAACGTTTACCTCGTCGATTATAACTGGGCGGCCTTCACGCATAGCTTTAACTAATTTGCCTTCTTTGAAGCCAAAGACACGGGTATCCTTATCTTGCTCCATTTGCCCAACTAGCTCGTTGCTCATCATATCGCCATGACCAGAGATAATAACCGGTTCATTTCCAGGATCCCATAGCTCAGCTACAAATTTAGCAGCTTGAGTTTTAGCAATACCCTTATCTCCTACCAATAGGGTAGGTTTGCTGTCCATAAGATTGCTGACTAAGCGATCGACTGTACCTATCATTTGATCATCAAACAATAGCTTATGCTCATTTAGGGTAGTATGGTCCGCAGCTGCTTGAGCTCTCAAGACCGATTCCGGTGTAGAATCTGCTGCGCGTTCATGTACAGCAACGTCAGCTTGAGCTAATTTACCTTGATAAAATTTAAGTTCGACATCTGTAAACTGACGACCGTCACGCGTAGCACTTAACATAGCTTGCCAAAGTGTAAGTCTATCTGAAAAAGTCTCTTTATAACCATCAATCAGCTCGCTTACCGTCTTCTGATCAGGATCATCGTGTGTACGTTCTATTAGGGCACCACAAAGTGCGCCACCAAGGTTATTTACTAAATCTAAGTTTTGGATGGCTTCTTCAGCGGGCGTAGGGTCGAAGACGACACCATCTTTCTCAATAGTAAACATAGCTGGTACATTACAACCAGCTTCATCAATCTCCACCGCTACGCCTTGAGAGCGGAGCGCTTCACAGTATTGCCGACAAGCGTTGCTGCCAGCGCATTCCAAAACGTTCATAACTTTACAAGTTTACCATTTTATGTTAATATTGTCAATGATTCTGGAGACATTAGTGTCAAACTCAGAGATTGAATCAATCCAACCCAATTGGGATCAACACAAGCTGGAACAAGGTGTTCATCAGCTTGGTCTATTATATGGTATACGTGGCCTAGAAGTAGTAACTCAGCCAGGTGGCGGTTGGAGTTGTGCTAAAACTGAGCATGGCTTAACTATAACTGTTGACCCCCAGCAGTCTGTTGAAGGCAATGGAGTTGAAAGCAAGGCAGAAGTAGGGCCTTCTACTGTGTCACCAGAAGTGACCTCGCTGTTTATTGCCGCTCATGAATTAGGCCACGCTAATGATTACCTAGACCCAAACTGGCGCAAACCAGTAAAACCAGAGCCTGCGGGAGATTTCTTTAACTGTTTGGTTGATGACACGGTTATAGATAAGCGTAATCGGAGAGTGCCTGTACTCGATGCCAATGCCGATGCTGTCTATTCCCATCAAATGCCCTCCGACCTTACAGAACTACCCAAGCATGTGCAACTTATGTATGGCATGCGTATCGGCACAGTTATTGATACTCCAGCTATAACAATGGATAACAAAGTTGCAGAAATTCTTGGTTCGTTAAGAGAATATGAAAAAGGTGATCAAGTTTTTGACATTATGGATGTTATAACTGATCCGCGCACTACCTTAGTTGAACGTCGCCGTATTGCTGATAAATTTATACGCCCTCACTTTGAGGCCTTACTCGAGCAAGACAAACAAGAGCATAGTGATAAAGGTGAATCCGATGAAGGTGAAGGCAGATTTGAAGCAGTTTACGAGCAATATGAGGATGCAGTTCATGGCCACCAACACAAGGGTGATAGCGAAGGCGCAGATTCTCAACAGGAGCAAGGCCAGCCTTCTGATAAGCCAGGAGATAAGGGTGGATTAGCCGAGCAAATGGCAAAAGCAATTAAGCAGGCCACTCAAGAACAAGAAGCCCAAAATGAGGCTAGAGCCAAGGCTCAATCTAATCGTACTAAGACAGATTCAACATCGGAAGAGCAACGCGAGGCACAATTATCTGAATTAGCCGGGACCATAGCTGCTGAAATGCATCTTAGCCCTGGTGATGCCGAAAATTATGTACGTTCACTCGACAAGTGGACACCAACTATCAAAGAGGTGGCTGATGTCTTTATGAAACTTGCTGCGCCAGCTGATATCATCATGAGCCCTCGCTATAGACGAGATGCCCACACTGAAGGTGTGCGTCTACACCCACGTACAATGGCAGGCGTTGCCTTGCAATTAGCTACCGACCAAGGCCAAGCAATCTGGCAGCCAATTGTACGGGAAGCCCATAGACAAGAAGTTACCTTTGGCGGTCTTGATGTGCATTTGCTAGTAGACGTTAGTGGTTCTATGGCAGGCTCTAAAGCCCAATGTGCCGCTGATACTGCTATGTGCCTTATCGAAGGCTTACAGCTCGCTAGGCATAAAGTTGCCCGAACTGCTGGGCAATATCATCAGCCAGACGTTCGAACGCAAATTATTGCCTTTGGATCAGGTACTGAAGTTCTAAGCCCCCTCTCTTACCAGCCTACTGGCCAACAAAAAGGTAAAACGTACACCAACCTATTAGAGGCAGATAGTAGCTCAACACTAGTTAATGGTGCCTTACAGCACGTTAAACAAGCCGCTGCAGCCAAGCCGAAGCGCGATGCTATTGCAATTATTATCAGCGACGGGCATTTTGGTGACCATGCAGCTGCTACCCAAACAGTATCCGAAATGCCAGGAACTGCCTATATAGCCCATTTAGTTATTGGTGGAGGTGTGCAAGAATTTATTAGCAATAACCACGAAGTAGTTGGCAACCCCAACGTACTACCTGGTAAATTGCATGGGGTTCTTGCAGACTATATTAGGAGAAGTAAATTATGACCAGCTTCCGCTATCCACTACCTGAAGCAGAACCTACCTCACCATGGGGTGGTTTTAGTGATGAAGCCAGAACTGCTCTTACTCGTCTAGCTATGGGCCCAAGCCCAGCTAACCAGTTACTTACACCAGATGGTAATGGTGCTGAGGGGTTGAGCGCGGAGGCCGCTAGTTGGGCAAGAGTTGAGCTAGATAATAACTTTGCTGATGGCGCTCTAGGGTCATGGGATCGTTATAGTGCCCGTCTCGGCCAAACTGTACCCAGAACGGCGGAAGAACTGCTGCAAGTTAGCCCTAATCTAGCGACTCGATTCGAGAATTTATATAGGGCAAAGCAAGACTTAATAGCTAGTAATGAAGCAACTCCTGAAGACCTCAACGTCGGTGAAACTATGAAGCTTGTACTGATGCCGTGGAGAACCTTAAAGGATAACTTACACCGCTTGCCTGAATGGATTAAAGAGTTGCGAGATATACAAGGCCTAGCTACTTCAAATGATTACTTTAATGACGACCTGCTGGCTGCTTTACAGAATGGCACTGAAATGTATCGTAACCCTGTGCCAGGCATGACCTCCAGATCATATGTCAGCGCTGAAGCTTACCTTGATCACAAACTCACAACTGATGGTGATTGGGGGGTTATATTGGCACAAACCAGTGACCATGCTGGCTTAAAGAGATTAGTGGAGGGGCCAGCTGAACAGCGTAGTCCAGATGCCCTCACTAACAATGGTAGTGAACACTTCAAAGTTGCCGATCATGATGTTGACCATATGGGAATTCTCGAATGGCTGAGTCTAACTTTTCAAGAAGATCCTAGCAAACTATCATCTCAGGATGTTTCCTGGTTCCTAGCTAATCGCTTTGAAGTTAGTGGCGTTCCGCACGTGCCGTATGGCTACTGGCGCGTTGGCCAGGTCGAGTCGTACTTGCTCTGGGCTGCCTACCGGGATGACGTTGTGCGGGTTCGCCTCGCAGTGATGTAAGACTTTTATTATTTAGTAATTAGTTCTTCCTTTTACTTATTTCTTATTCTTTGTGCTTGCACTCGAAATTTTTTGGCGTTCAAGGTGTTTATATGCTACCTTCATAAGTAAGGTGAATCGTGCTGAGGTCAAGGTGGGTTGCTCAAGCGACCTAGCTCTTCTATTGCTACTATATGGCTGATTTTGCGTGCCTTCAGAGGCGGACTGCAGGTCATGGAGCAACAGAAATATTTAAACATCACTGGTGTTTATCCATAGAGACATGCATAAAGCGGTGGCTCTGGAAATGGCAAACTACTGCCTATAGCAAGCTTGCGTGCGCGCTACCTGCTATACCTCGACATGGGTGACATATTAGTGGCGATCCGCACGTGCCGAATGGCAACTGGAACGATGGCCAGGTCAAGTCGAACTTGAACTGGGCTGACAACCAGAATGACAATGTGCGGGTTCGCCTCGCAGTGAGGATCAATTCTTACGAGGTGACGCTCTTGCGCCAACCAGTGGCCATACGGCCAATCTCTTGCAGCACTGCTTGCATCTGGAAGACTTTTGTCTCGTTGACAAGCTGTAACTCCAGATACAGGCGTAGCTTAAAGCGTAGTGTCTCAATTTGCGCGACACTTAATATTAAATATTTGGCTTTGTTCGGTTTAGGAGCGTACTTAGCCATGATCAGGCTTTCCAAAGCTGCAAGCGCAGTTGCCTCAGTACTTTGGCCTAGGCCATAGCGATGTATTTTTGGGATTTTTACATTGCAGTCCACCAGCTGCTTATACAAATCGTAAACTCTTAATATTATGGGTAATTCAGATTCCATTAATTTTAGCCTTTCTAACTTATATAGGAGTTGGTATGCGTTTCGCGGTGGGAAACGAGCGAGTAGCGAGATTGTCGCTTTTCAATATTCACTAGAGTCAAATATCGACCAACTCTCCCACCAACTGATGAACAAAAGCTACAAACATGGTGCTTACGCACAGTTCATTGTGCAGGATTCCAAGAGACGAGAAATTGCGGTTGCGCCGGTGCGCGATCGTGTTGTACATCGGCTTATCTATGACTTTCTGGTCCAAGCGTGGGACAAAACCTTTATCTTTGATGCCTGGTCATGCCGACCCGGTAAGGGTCAGCACAGGGCAATTGAACGGGCAACTTCCTATATGCAGGACTACGCTAACGGATGGGTTTGGCGATCAGACATTACCAAGTTCTTTGACAGTGTCGATCAGGAAACCTTGTTAAGTCTCGTCAGCCGCCGCACTACATGCCAGGATGCTTTGTGGCTCATCCAAGAAGTACTATCCAGCTATCAGAAAAAAGAAGCAGGGTTGGGAATACCAATTGGCAACCTGACTAGCCAAATATTTGCTAACATCTACCAAAATGAGTTCGACCGTTTCATGGTTCATGCGCTCAAACCAGCAGCTTATCTCCGCTACGGCGATGACTGGCTGTGTTTTAGCTCAAACCAATACGATCTTGAAGCAATCAGACACAGAGCTATAGACTTTTTGGGCGAAGAGCTTAAACTTACAATCAGCCATAGACTAGATATGCTTAGACCAGTTCGAGATGGCGTAACGTATCTTGGTATTGATATTTGGCCGAACGGGCATCGAATTACAAAATCCACACAAACTAGAGTACGTCTCAAGATTGACTCCAGTAATTTTTCCAGCTACGAAGCTTTAGTACGACAATTCTCAAACGAACATAGTCTCAAGAAATTCTACTGGGAGACTCTCGATATTATTTAGCTTTAACGCTTATTGCAAGCTGACTTTTACACCGCCAGAGAACGCTGAGTCATGTAACTCTGCTGTCACTGGTGTCACGCCTTTGGGTATATCGAAGACAACTGTACCCGATACAGTATTGCCTGGGTTTATCGGGTTGTAGAACGTATTGTCGGTTGGACTGATATCAATGCTAGCTTCGCTGTCCGACGAGTACTTTTTGTTACTGCTGTCATATAGGTATTGACTGCTACTGTCTAGGGTTTGCGACTGGTCACCGATATTATTTGCAGTGATATTTAGCAGACAATATTGCCCCTGAGCAGTCTTGGTTATGTAGCCATCAGGGCTGCTGACACTTGGCTTGCCACACTGGATGCTGGTTACCGTAAATTGGAACTTCCCATCGTTTGCAGGCTGGTTGAGTTTTGGCATAGTAGCCGCAGCAGTACCCCCACTTTTTGTGCTTGTGTTACTTGAGCTATTAGTGCCCTTACTACCGCCACCTGCAGCCCCACCAATGATTGCTAGAAGCACCAGCACTCCTATTACGGTTAGTATTTTGTGTCTTTTGAACCAGTTCTTTGAATCTGGGCCTTTCATATTTCCTCCTTATATTGGTTAGTTAGGTTACAGGTAACCTTATCTGACAAAGTACCACAGAATTGGACAAAACTCCACGAATACTGCGTGGAGTAATAGTGGAGCTACCTATTGAATAAAAGGTATGAAACCTAACTTTGCTGACATGTCGTCAGAAGAAAAGACCAAAGAGAAGAAAGAATTCGCTAAAAAACTGGCAAATCGCGTCAAAGAACTTCGTCTATCGAAGAATCTGACTCAGGAGGAACTTGCACATCGAGCCGGTTATTACCGCACTTATGTAGGTCATATTGAAACGGCAACCTATTCTCCCAGCGCTCATACCATTTGGCGTTTAGCCAAAGCTATGGAAATTGATCCCGGTGAGTTTCTTAAAGGTATGTAGGCTTATTCTTCGTATACGATCCCATAAAACTCTTCATAGCTGCCTCCATCATCGCCACCCAAGAAACCGAAACCAAAGGTCACTTCCCACTTAACCTTCGTCTGGATGTAGTTGAGCGCCATTGAGACGGCATCAGCTAAGTCATCATGCTTCTCGACACCGAAGCCAACTATTTGCTGAATAATCGGGGCAATGGTCCGACTTTTGGGAAAATAGACCATACCCATTTCAAACAAAGGACTGGCCAACTGCAAGCGAGCCCGTTTGTCGGCATGAATCTTAACGCCAACGGCCTCAATGCCCCGGTTCTTTAACTGCTCTAGGGCAGCAGTTTGGTAAGCTACTTGTTCGATCAATGCACGTGGTCGGTATTCCTGATATGAAACTACCAATGGCTTATACATTGCTACAATTGAATCTAGTGTTTGCAAATGGCTAATCCGGCTATTGAGGAACTGTTTATCTATGTAGTACTTACGGTCTTCTGGTTTAAAACCAAAGACATGGACAATAACCACGGCCGTGCAGTCAGCGGAAGCTTTTTCAGATATAGCCAGGTCAACAGACAAGAAAGAGTTAATATATTCGTTCTCCTCGATTTTCTCAGGTAGCTCCTCATAGTATTGGATCCAGCGGGCATCAATAATCTGGTCTTCGTCAGGAATGATACGCAACATATACTCCCGTTCCCAAGCTATTTTGTTACCAATTGTTCGCCTGAGGACGTTAAGCGACTGCTTATCTGGATATTTGCCAGGCCACAGGCTTTTACCGTCCTTAACAATCGGCCACTCGCGGAAGCTGCCATCAATCTCATCCTCCTCAATCCGTTCTTTTAGGCGCATCAACAATGAGTCTTCGTGTAGTAAGTTACCGACTACAATCCGCTTGGTGTAGGTGTCACCAGCGGGAATAATTTCCCCAGTAAACCAATCAAAAGTTTTGTTACGACCTTCTCGCGTCTTAACAGAAGCCATATCCTCAACATCATCGCAGATAATCAGGTCAGGGCGGTACTGGCCATGGCGGATACCCCGGACGCTTTGCTCAGTCGAGATAGCTGTAATACGAGCGTTATACTTTGGAATATAAAGCGAGGTTGAACCCCATTCTTCACGTTGCTCCACGAATGGCCCTAGGTCGTTAGCGAGCAGCTCGTTGCTTTCCAGCTCACGCTTTATATTTGTCAGGTGAACCCGAGCCTGATACTGCGTTTGGCTGGCTATTAACACGAACTTCTTCTGCAGTCGGCCAAGCACTGCCCAAATGGGGTAAGACAAGGTCATGATCGTCGACTTGCCCGAGCCACGGAAGGCTACAATGACCGCTAGTGGTAGACTCTCGTCTTCACTAATGTCAAACAGATCACGGTGCAGATCAGCCGTTTCATGGGTGACATAAGCCGAGAAATAGGTTGAAAAGAACCATTGGTGGCTCTGGGTTGTTACTTCAGCCCGAACCTGTTTATCTGTAAATACTTTATCTTGTAATTCAGTCGCGTCCATTAGTCTCTCCTTCCGGTAATTTGGTTAGGCCAGCTAAACGCAGAGCCTGGGCTACCATTTCAGCTTGCTCTGGCGTTAGAGCCTGTTGATCTTGTTTTATATGAGCATCAAGCTCAATTCGGGTGCGGTAAGCTCTATGGTGATGCTTCAGCCAAAAGATAATGGCGGTCATGTTCTGGTCTTTAATAGCTGAGATCAGCTGGGATTCCGCCAAATCATTAATTCGGCCAGCACTCTCCTCAAGGGCAACATCACAGGCTTCAGCAAATTCTTCATCGTCTTTACGCCAGCGGTAATAGGTAGATCGTGGCACCCCAGCCTGTTTGCAGGCGACTTCCACAATCGGTGACTTGGTAAGCCGCGCTAGGAGCTTCTTTTTATCCAGTTCTTGGTTACGACTCATAATAGCTGCTCCGCTTTCTGGCCAATCAACTTCTCCCAGCGCTTAATCACCACTTGGCAGTAGTCAGGGTCAAGTTCAACGGCCAGACAACGTCGGTTGGTCTGTTCGCAGGCTAGAAGTGTGCTACCGCTGCCCACAAAGCCGTCAAAGACAATGTCACCAACAGTGGAGCTGTTCAGGATCAAGCGGCGCAGTAAACCAATCGGCTTCATAGTCGGGTGCAGCTTACTAGAGCTAGGCTTTGGGTAGACCAGAATACTTTTATCTTTGCTCTTGCTAAAAGTGTGTGTCCCATACCAGCCATAGATAATCAGCTCGTGCTGCGGTAAGTAGTCCAATCGGCCAATGACAGCTTGTGTTTTTGCCCAGATCAGTAGTTGAGCGAACTTACCGCCACTAGCCTTCAGAGCCTGAATGGTTGGCAATAGCATCTTGTCACTGTTAAAGATATATAGGCTGTTTTTACGAGCTAGGTACGGCTTGGTTGCTGCTAGCCAGGCGTTAGTAAAGGCCTCGTACTCTGTTTCGTTTTCAATATTATCGTTGGCAATAACTTTTGTACTGGCTAGCTTAGCGATGCCTTGCTTACTCTCTACGTACGACACCCCATAAGGTGGGTCTGTGAGAATCAAAGCAAGCTTGTCGTTGCCAACCAGCTTCTTTACTAGCTCAGGTTCACTTGAGCTGCCGCAGGCCAAACGATGCTGGCCTAACTGGTAAATATCTCCGGTTTTCATAGCTGCACGGCCTTTTCGCTAGTCAAAGCTTCCCAGCGGTCAATGATTACTTGACAGAAGACTGGCTCAAGTTCAGATAGTAGTGCTGTGCGTAGCATTTGCTCACAAGCTATAAGCGTTGAGCCGGAGCCGCCAAAAACGTCCAGCACTACGTCATAGACCTTAGTGCAACGCTTTAGAGGTTTTTCATGCAAGGTGATCGGCTTTTGAGTAGGGTGCTGGTAGTCTTGACCGGCCTCACGTTTAGCCAACCAGATGTCGAAAAGGTCGATGATGTCATCTATGGTGCGGTTACCAGAAGCAATGTCTTTGTTAAGAATCTCAGTTAGGTTCTGGCTAGTGTCTGATAGATACGGATTGCCTCGAGTGGCGTAGATACATGGCTCGTAACCCTTGTTAAAAGCTACTTGTGGCACGACGTTAAAGCCATTCTTAATCCATAAACAAACCCGCCGGTTCTTCAGCCCATGCTCGACCATTAGTGATTGCAACAGGCCGATGTAGGTCTGGTCGCAGTACATGAAGATATGGGCGTCATCGCCCAGTACTGGTAGTGAGGCCGTCAGAATGTCGCTCAGGAAGCTGCGGTACTCGGTCTCAGACTTATTGTCGTCGGTAGTGCCGCCGTAGCCAGCCTTAAGCCCAACGCCTTTGTTATAGTCCAAGCCAATGTTATACGGTGGGTCGCTGTAAAACATGGTTGGCTTGTGCTCGCCAACCAAGCGCTTTATAACCGCCCCATCCGTTGAGCTACCACAGATCAGACGGTGCTTGCCCAACTGGAACAGATCGCCCAGCTTAATGGTTGTTTCGGCTGCTTCCTTAACGGCTTTTTCAACGTCAAAGTCATCGTCATCGGTTTCTAGGGCATCGTTCCAGATGTCACCCAAGTCTTGGTCGTCAAAGCCAACGTCCAGTAGCAGGTCAATATCGAACTGCTTGAGCAGCTCAAAGTCCCATTCACCGGTGTTACGGTTAAGGCGTAGGTTCAGCTCGCGCTCTTTGGCCTCGTCAGGAATGTCAATATAGACCACCGGCACTTCTTTGAGGCCAAGGTCTTTAGCGATCTTGAGACGAAAATGGCCACCGATGACAACGTTTTTACGTGCCGCTGCGCCGTTAACGATGATCGGGTCGACTAAACCGAAGCGCTTAATGCTTTCGGTGAGCTGCTTGGCTGCCTCATCGCTCCACTTGCGCGGATTATATAGAGCTGGTTTCAGCTCATTGATGTTTATGTGTTGGATTGTTAGTTGTTTGGCCATGGGTTTATTCCTTCCATTTGGCTTTAAGGTAAATAAAAAGTGCCCACCCCACAGCCATATCGGGAAGTCTGATCCATGCCTAATAAAAGACATGGGCTTCCCCATATTGCTGCAGAGTGGGCACTGTCGAGGCGTACTGCCTCTCAGCTTGACGTGTCTCGCAACGCCGTCAAACGTCTACGGCTCTACTGAGCCGAATACACAATTCCCGCTAATTACTGCGCGGATTTACTTGTAAAAGGTGCTTCCGTTTTAGGGATTCTATTTTCTCTAGCGCATCTGGCGCAAGATATACCGACAATTGGTCTGTCGGCATATATATGCGTAACATGCGTTTACCGTGTTTAGCTAACAAGTCTAACACTTCCTGCTCGTCAAAATTCAGATCCATCTCGAAAGTGCTGTCAGCTACTGGTCGGATGCTGCCGTAAGTACGGCGAAGTTTGCCACCCTTAAGGTGCTTAGCATAATTCCGTACCAGCGAAGCCGGTCTACTCGGCTTCTGAGCATGAAGCGCCGCATCAGTCAGGATGATATCGATAGTATCCTCGCTAGGTATATAGCCACCAGCGGGGACGATGCGTTGTTTCCAGAGTATGGTCGTGGTGCTCATATGTTCCCTTAAAACTTGCTTTTTAGTTCGGATTGCCCAAGCTTATCAATTAGTTTGCCGTGGCTATCGACGAGGTTAACCTGGATGCGAGCGCCCTTTAATCGGCAGCTAACTTCATGCTTGTCGGCTATCTTAAAAGTTTTCTGCTTAGGCAAGCTCTGGAACCACATATTAGCTTCCATCTTAATTTTGCCAGGGGCTGGGTTAGCGTTGGTGCGGACGTCGGACACTTCTGTCATGTCTGTGAACATCTCAGGGCTTCGGTAATGGGCGGTGAACGCATACTGGACAAGGTAGGCATTACCTTGCTTATAGTCTGTTACAGCCTGCGTAATACCCTTGATGGCACGATCGACGTTTGTTGCACGCAGCTTATCGGCTAGAATACTTTCATCAAACAGCCGTGCCATGTAGTCAAAGCGCTGATCTTCAATGTCGTAGAGCTTGCCATTAAGCAGTTCGGCAATATCAATGAGCTTGGATACTTTGTTCTGCTTTGACGCCAGAATGGCGCTAATTTCGTCTGCGTATCGTTTTGTTGGGGTCTTGGTAGCTTGTGCTTCCATATTATTTTCCTCTCTTAACTTATAATGAATTTTGAATTACAAATCGTTTTCCGCCAGTTGGTAGCGGCGTGGCCTCTAACCAGCCCATTTTCTGCAAGTAAAGGGTATGTAGAACCTTATAAAGCGCTTGGACACCGTCATCCGAATATACCTCTGGGCGAAGTAGGGTTACGACCTGCAAATGCTTCTTGCGCTGCTCGATCAAATAATCAAGAATCGCAGCATAGCTAGTTTCTGGCCCCGCAATAACCACGCCCTTATCAAGGGCTTCTATGCTACTGTCATGGTCTATGTCCACGATAATCTTCGCGGTGCCTTTAATAGACTTGGTATATTCGTCAGTTAGCTTCTGCGTTGAAACAAACCCTATGCCGTAGTTATCTCCGTACATCTTAGGCCACCTTATATGTTACGGCGCAGTAATTTGTGCCGATGTTATCGCCTTTGCGGCGGTTATTTTGCCACTGGAGAGCCTGTAGGTTGCCCATAACGTCAGTACCTCGATGGGCTACTGGCTGAATGTGGTCAATCTCCCAGCCCCATTTACTATTGGTATTACCGTAGTGGTCGCGGTACATATAAGCGCCGCACGGATCTTGGCGCCATAGTCGCATATCCTGGCCAGGGATCCCTAGAGCCTTATTCCAGACGGTCGCAATTTCTAATGCATTGAATGAGCCACCAGATGACTTTTTGTTTGGTTGTTTTGGTTTAGCTGTCAGCTGGCTAAGCAAGCTTTGCACACTGGACAAAGATGAGTAGGGGTGTTGGTCCCATTATTTCTTCCCCTTGGGGTGGTGCGGCCCCGATTCTTCTACGGTTGTTTTTGGGTGGGTTTTAGCGTATTCCGGCGAAACAAATTTACCGGTGATTGCGCTATGATATTTGGGTGTGGTTGGCTTTGAGTTGGCCATTTTAAGTCTCCCTCTCTTATAGAAATAGTGTTAATATAAGAAACGACGGTAAGTCGTCCTTCAATCGTCGTGCTATTACTTTCCAGGTGTGGCACGGCGATTGTGCTTTTTAACAAGCTACTCACTATTATAAAGGAATGTAAAAATATTTGCAACTACTTTATGATTTTGTAAAAATAATGGGCAAATATCACGCTTGTGCATAAAAAGACTTTACAAGATTGAAGCGCTGGTGTACAATAAATTTGTTCATGCATAACAGCTACCCCTTATTATCAATTCAATGAAAGGAGTTACAGTATGCAAGTAATAGACTTTAAAAAAATCAAAGAACTACGCGAGGCAAACGACTTCTCTCAAGCCGAAGTGGCGGCCTTCATAGGGGTCAGCCGCCCTACATACGCTCTAGTCGAACTAGGCAAAAATGATCTTTCTGTAGCCCAGCTTCTCCACCTAGCTACCTACCTAAAAGTGGATCCCGAGGATTTAATACCGCAACTTAACTCCACTACGCAAGAAAAACTGGCGACATTCAAGCAGTTAATCTTGAACTGTATCCAATACGGCAGTGATAAGGTTGATCATAAAATTACTAAGACCAAGTTAGCAAAGCTCGTTTATCTAGCCGATTTTACCTGGTTTTATCGCAACGGCGTGTCCATATCTGGCCTTACATATCGCAGTATCCAGCGCGGCCCTGTAGCCGATGACTACTTCCGTGCTATCGATGAACTCTTTGAAGACCAGGCTATAGCAATTGAGCCCAGCGGTGCGGCCTTGCTGATTTCTTCTAGGGAGCCTGCCTCTCAAGATCGTCTGTCCAAAGACCAAGTGTCGCTAATCAAAGAAATTGGGGAGAGGTGGCGCAGCAAAAATACCGCTGAAATTGTGGAGTTTACTCACAACCAAACTCCTTGGCGTTCGAGCACTCCTGGTGGGCTGATATCTTACGATACTATTCTTGAAGAAGACAAAAACAATTTGTTCTAATAACTGTGATCACGGAGTAGTTTAAGTTGGCATCAATTAAAGATTACGAGGCCATGAATAATCCTGATTTACTGGATTATTTAGAAGAGCATAAGATCAAAATACCTGCTAGCTTACACAATGAATTAACTGTTATCCGAGGAGTTACACACGACCCACAAGCCGACGCTGCTCGTGACAAGATAATCAATCTGTTAAGACATCGGGAGAATCGGACTATTTCTGAACGCACCTTAATGGTCAGCGTTATTACTGCGGTAGTAGCCATTGCTACTTTGTTGGTCGTTATTATCAAGAGATAAGGAGAACCGATGGCTCGTAAAAAAATAATCCCTAGAGTTAAATATGTCTGTGTAGCGCAAACAGATGAAGCAGTACTCAATGAAGTTTTTAGCTTTTTATTCGATAAATATCTAGAACAACGGAAAAATCAAAGTCAGTAAGCTGCTTTCTCGGGTGGCTCATATCTGATTGAAACCTAACCCTCACGTTTAACCTAAGAGTTAGTGTTGCTATGCCCTTTGATCTGTTCCAGCCATTATGTTGGAGCAAACATAATAAGGAGGAACAGCTATGAAAGTAGCCATATATCTTCGAGTGTCCACACTCGATCAAGCAACAAAAGGTAACACTAATCGGGATGGGTTTTCTATCCCGGCACAACGAGAGGCTTGTCGGCGTAAAGCCAAAGAACTGGGTGCTACCCAAATCAAGGAATATGCTGATCGTGGTGAGTCAGCCAGATCGGCTGCCCGCCCGGAACTACAGCGATTGCTGAGTGACCTGTGCGATAAAAAAGGCATTCAGTATGTCATCGTCCATAAGATTGATCGCCTAGCCAGAAATTTGCACGATGATGTGACGATTGGTTTGGCAATTCAGAAAGGCGGAGCGCAGTTAGTCTCCGTGACTGAAAATATAGATGAGACACCGTCCGGTAGACTGCTCCATGGCATTATGGCCACTATTGCCGAGTTCTATAGCCGTAACCTAGCAGCTGAAGCCTTAAAGGATGCTACCGAGAAAGCCAAGCAAGGCGGTACACCATTCCAAGCCCCAATTGGCTATGTTAATGTTACCGAGAGGACAAACCGGCGGGAAATACATACCGTGGCGCTTGATACCGTGCGGGCGCCGCTGATTCGCTGGGCATTTGAGCGTTACGCTACTGGTGACTATAGCGAACTACGTCTAGTTAAGGAACTATCCAAACGTGGCTTGCGTAGCCGACTGCGAGCCCGCTCTAAAGTTGAACCGATTAGCCATAGCGGCTTAAACAAAATGCTCAGTAGCCGCTACTATCTTGGCTACATCACCTATTGTGGGGTTGAGTATAAGGGAAATCATCAGCCGTTAGTAACCCCAGCTGTTTTTGCTGCTTGTGAGGCCGTTCGGGCTAGTCGCTACATACGGGAGAATCGGCACCGCAAGCACTATCCGTATCTGTCGAGGATGTTGCTCTGTGGTAAGTGTCAGCGGCATATGTGCTATATGCTATCGAAGAAACACGACCGTAAAAACTTCGAGTACTTCTTTTGTATGAACCGGAGGGATAACGGTTGTCCACAGGTCTATATTCCAATGCCACTAATCAAGGAAGCAGTGACAAATACCATTAAGCAATTGAAGTTTTCCGATAGTGACCGGCAGAAACTGACGGCTGAAATTAGTAAGGAATTAGCTAGCGAGCAGCGGTATGCTGAAACTGATGTTAAGCAGCAAACTAGTCGACGAGACCGGCTGCTGGCTGAGCGAGATAATGTCATGCAAGCCTATTACGACAAAGTAATTCAGGATAGTCTACTGAAGAGTGAGCAGAAACGCATCGCCAAGGAGATTGAGCAGGCTGAAGCTGTCATTGCTGAAGCCGAAGAGCGACTGGCTATCATAAATGCCAGGCGGGATCGGGCATTAGAGCTGGCTCAAGGCTTGGATATAGGCAAAGCGTATGTAAAAGCTAACGAGGATATTAAACGGCACTTTTGCCTAGCCCTATTTAGCAAAATAGAGATAGACGATAACCCGGTTTACCACGGGAATGTCTTCCGGGCACCACGAGACCATCATGTTCGCGTAACCAAGGTTCATTGGCATGATCCTATCAATATTCGCCATATTACAGAGGCTATTCTGGCTTTGTCACTGGAGAGAGGCAAACGAGCACCTAAACCGAAAAAGATAAAGTAGTTGTTACAATGTAGTCATGCCTAAAGCAAAAACCAAACCAAAGGTTAAATACGTCCAGGTTGCCACCCCTGATCAGTCAAAAGTTGACGACGTATTTAACTATCTCTTTGATAAGCTACTTAAACAATAAAATCAGTAGGAAAGCAAACTGAATTGATACATAGGGGCAAAGTAGTGTCCCATTTGTCTCATTTTAAGATATAATGCCATCAGAAATGAGACAGATCTAGGGTTTGTGTCTCATTTTCATTAGGTCGGAAGAAAGGTCTAGAATAGGTGGAAAGTTCCAGACCCGAGTGTTCCGCCAAAGTTAGTGCTAATTGATCTCTTTCAAACCCCACCCCTGTTATATATGCACATGCTTATTGCGGTGAGATAATACTTGTAATGACCGACTACAAGATGAGTTTTGATGCGACTTTAAGTTTCAATGGCAAGCTTGACTATAGAGTAACAACTGTAGAACAACTTCTGGATCAAGAACCATTTAGCCCAGATGTTAGAGAGTGGCTTCGTCAGCACACGGAAGTGCGTGACGCGCTCAAGATAATAATTCGACAAAGATTTGTTCCTACTCATGCTATTTCAATCGTAAAGAATCCGTTACTTAAAGGCGTGAAGGAAAGCATTGGGATCTATTCCATCGACACCCATCGAGGTAATCAAATAAAACAAGACTACCTAATGCACGAAGACGATGACACGTTTGTGCTATTTACAGGTCTACCCAGACGAATCAAACCTAGTCAATTCGTGCGGCATGTAGACACTCTAGAAAAGCGCTATGGTCCAGACGGGCTTAATTTTTTTAAGGATCACCATAAAAACATTGAAGATGTACCAAAAGAAATTAGACCATATATAGAGCGGGCCATAAAGAATGTCAACTAAACTTCTAATCACAGGAGTCCCGTGTACGGGAAAAACCACGTTTGCTGTCTGGTTGGCGTCGAAATTTGGCTATATACCTTGTCACTCAGATCATGACCCAAAATTCCTGGACGTCGCTGCATTAGCAGCAAGTGAGGGTAAGAACGCTGTTTTAGATTGGGGTATACCAGCTGGAGCACTAACGTTCGCGAAACGGTTTATAGACGAGCATGGATTTCAAGCGTGGTGGTTTGATGGCGACATTGCTTCAGCACGCGAAATATTTATAAATCGACCTAATCATCCCGCCTCTTTGACTGACTGGAATATCTATATAGCGGGTCTAAAGACCCACTCTGGAGAATATGCCAACCTATACGCTGATAGATACATCAGGACGTTAGGATCTGGTTCTAAAAGATTAATGACGAATGAAGAAATCTGGGAAAAGATAGAAAACTATCGAAGCCGCTCGTGA